TTCCAATATCAAGATCATCATCTACTCTAACATACGGTGGATACTTATATCCAAATCCACCAGATTCTAAGTCAATTGCCAAAAGAGACCCGTCTGAACCAATTACAGGATTTCCTTTTGCTCCAACTCCCCCACCCCCATAAAAATGTACTCTGGTTTTATAATCATCAGAAGAATTAGTTCCAGAATCATTTCCAAAAAGTCTGTCTATTTCATTTAGTCCAATAACAGGGTTACAAGTTCCTTCACTTGCCGACCTTTTGGTAGATAGATCCTTAATCGTTAATGCATTTACTTCATTGATATTTAAATATCTTACACCATCTCTATTATTAAATATAAAAGTTGTTCCTGGGTTTTTCTTTGCGTATAGATTTGCATCACATACATTAACATTTTGAATAAACCCTCTCTCAGTAGAAATATATCCAACTCGAATATTACTACTAGCAGTTTCTTGAAATATATTAAAAGTTCCTTTTCCTGGAGTCGCCATATATTTTAATACTATCCAGCTTCATGAAGATATTTATCATCCATAATTAACATCTCCTTGTGCTTTAGTTGGTTCAATGAATGGGGTAGTGGATGATCTAGATGCAGTTGTTGCCTGTATCGCAGAATCTGCAATAGATTTGATGCTAGGTAATTGTTGTTCTTTCTGCCCCAGACTTCCTACAGCAAACTGATAAAAATCTGATACTGCTACTTCAGGTTTTAATTCAAATTGGAATAGATTTATAGCAAGATTTACGAAGTTGAGAGCAGAAGAAATGTCTCCACTAATGGAATTTAATTGGTTTGATACATCAGAGATAGACTGCCCAACTCCAGCAAGCTGTTCCTGAATATCAACTAAAAATCCATCTACATTATCAAAAATTGTTTGATTAAATTCATTAATCTGATCCCTATTAAAAGACAAAACTTGACCCGCTATATCTTCTGCATAACAAACAGGAATTTTCGGTTTATTTCTATTAGAATAACTTCCGTCAACATTATCTCTAGCTAAGGATTCTAATGATCCAATATCGAAAGTGCTATTCAATATACCTTCAATCAAATCACAAAGACCACTAGTAAGTTTACTATAAAGTGATAAAATCAATTCAGTAAGCACTTCTTTTATATCTGCAAACATAAATCTCATACTAGAAGGCATCGCAGCAACTGCCTTTGATAGTTGCTCATTCAAAATTTTCAGCACATATTCCATGAGTCTATCAAATAGAGGTTTCATGTACTTTGCAATTTCACATGCAACGTTGCGAAGGATCTGTTGAATATCACTTATTTTACTTGACACTGCATCGACATAAGATGAAAGACTACTTAAATATTTGTCAAGTTTTTGTGTAAAATTATCAATTGCTGTTTGTATTCCTTTCATTGCGGATTCAAGGAAAGCATCTGGATCTGGCTTTAAAAGAACAATTTTTTCTTTATACTTCTCAGAACGATTTACATCAGCCGAAGATAATTCATGAACATCATCAACGTTTTCTTTCGTAGCTCCAGGTTGTGTTGGCGACGATGAACTATTTGCGAATTGACAACGGTTTTTTATTCCCTCAGCAACTCTTTGTTGTACTAAATTATCTCTTTCTGTACCAGATAGTCCTCTTTCTTCTGCTTCTGCCCTAGCACTTTGAGCATCTGCAAATTGCTTAGAACTTAGAGAAAGGTCTGATCTTAAACCAAAAGCATTTACTTTAACGCCAGCTGGAACAGTGGCACATTCTTTAGATTGTTCTGGTTGTTTTGGTTTTGTTACTACAAGACCTTCATCGGGAACTTTTTCTTTTGCAGACCCTGTTTTTGGTGTACTTCCAGAAGCAAAACCGCTTGTTGCTAGAGATCCTGGTCTGGTATTACTAACTCTATCATCACCGATCTTAGTTGCAAGTGGAGTTTGTGAATTATTTCCAAGCACTCCCATAATTACGGGAACTTGCTGGTCTTGCCCATCTAAGAAAAATCCAAACACCATCATCCCCTGACGGAGATTTGATGTTTGTCCTGAATTTGTTTGCCCTCCACCAGCAGTAATGGGATACATTATATTTGCCCATGGAAGTTGATCAGATGGGATCTCACCCTCACCCTGATCATGTAATCCCATGATCCTTACTTTATATCTTCTACCCCAACCAGGAATACTGTTTGAATCTTCATGTTTACCTGAGAGCATATTGTCTCTCCAGGTAGAATCGTCAGCAATCTGACCAATCCACCATAAGAAACTGCCTCCTAAAAAACCAGGATTAAATAAAGATCCTCCTTCCATTAATTATTAATCCTCGTAGATTCTACACTCATTTGCATCTGGGTTTTCATCACAGTACATTTCAAATGCAGTGGGATCATGATCTTCGTCTGGATGATTTGCTTGATACTGTTCAAGGTGATCCAGTTCGTCTGCTACATGACGACGCATCTGTGGAGAGAGTGTTCCATTCTCCAGCATATCTTTGTCGTCGTTAATGTGTTGTTGAATGCTTCTATCAGTCATAGTTCTCTGTTATTAGATGTATGGTTTCCGATTCTACCAAAAGAATCTCGCATTAAGTTTAACTTGGTATAAGTTTCCCTTGGGGTAATATAGTGACATAGATCTATTATAATATATAGACCGCCAGTTTCCCTACTAACCTCATCAGACCCCTCAGTATCAAGTTCTGGTACATCCAGAAACACTGCATCTCCTGCATGTAGAGAAAAATCCCCAGGAAGAGTTACAGTTGCTTGAGATGAGAAGAACTGATTATAACGCATATTCGCTTGATTTACAATGTCTTTGTATTCAAAGTTTTCATCTTTTGACTTTTGTATTTGTTGTTGAGTGCTCCCAGAAGGAATAGTACCTTTATCTAAAACAAAATAAGAAGTTCTAGAAAATTCTTTATTATTTCCCTTTCGATTAAATTCTGGATTAAGTTTTGGTAGAGATTTACCAGCAAGAGTAAGAGATTGTTCTCTTTCTTGTGAGTTTGGAGTTAGAACTTCATAATAGCAGGTAAAAGGATCGAAAAGAATTGTTCTTGTGGAGAAGGCTCCCATCTTCATTTTTTCTTGAGCATCAACTTTATTATCGTGACTATACTCAAGAGCTTTTATATCATATCCTGCAGGCAAATCTTTAGTTTGGTTGAAAATAATTGACTTCTTTTTTTCTTGTCCGAGCAATCCATCAATAGATTTAAATTTATATCCCTCGGAAGTTTCAAACAAAAAGTAACCAGCACTATCTCCTTTCTTTTGATTTTTTGCAGATATTCCTTTTCTAGACAACCAGTTTATTGTATAGAGTGGTTTTTTATTATCTCCAATAAAGTTAAAGTTATTGGATGTCTCTTCAATATCAACATTTTTTTGAGTACCAAGATATTTACTATCAGTTAATAACTTTCTCACAGAATTAGAAATTTTTCCATCAAATCTTTCGGATACTCTTATCTTATCATTTAAAATAAATTCTTTAGATGTTAAATCTAATCTTACCATAGATTTTCTGGTGTCTTCTGATATGGGAGTCACCTTATTTACGTATAGTGGATTATTACTCTTGTCTCCAAATTCTATTATATTATCATTGTTGTCAGAAAATTTTAATGAAATTTTTTCCGTACCTACAATCGGAAGTCCTTCTAAAACAGATTTCCGATTAACAGAATCTCCAGTATCAGCGTAAGTTACAACAGCATTAACAGTATCATGTAAGATGCTTTCGTAATATAAAAGACTTACAATTCCCGTAGCAAGATTTGCACTATTAGAATCATCATTTGAAGTTATAGAAATAGATTCTATAGAAGCTGGAACTGTTTGTCTAGATTGTATGCTTTCTGACATTTTATTATACCTCTTAATTATATTTAACCTTGATATGCAAGAAACTCAAAAGGATCATCATTCCTTGATGCATTAAAAATAGGAATCATTGATGACTTTTGTGAGTAGTTGTTATTTCCTACAACTTCTTTAACCTTTTCAACAATAATTACCTGTGATGAATTAGATTCATACTCAGCATAAGATTTCAATACTTCTAATGCTTCTCTTCCGTCTGCCTTATTGAGAGCATTAAGGAATCCAGGGAATGCTCCCTCAAGAGCTGCTGTAGAATCTGCATCAATGACAAATTCCTTACCTTCTTCTGCCATCATATACAGACCCTTTCCTCTAGTAGGTCCACCCATTCTCATAAATCCTTTAATTCTTTTACGCATCTCATCACCACCACTACCATAAGTCGCACCAGGTTTCATGATGTCTAAGTCCCAACGTTCAAATTTCGCAACTCTTCCTGTTGCTAGTTTTTCTTTACCTGGTTGCACACGACTATCACCTCTACCAAATAATCCATAATTTGTATGAGCATTAACTCCATCCAGGTTAGATCCTGCTTCACCATGTGTCATCACTTTTTTTATACCAATATCACTGGCACTCCATCCCCATGCCTTGGCAATTCTTGCTGCCTCTTTTGCCATTGAAACTTTTTGTTTCTCTGTTGGCCACTGACCAATGTCAGGATTAGCTGCTAAAGACAAACCAACTGCATTATAATTTCTATTATAAGTATGTCCACCAGTACTTTGATCGTATTCAGTTTTCCTATGCATGGTGCCATCACCAGTGAACACGGTGTGATAAGGTCCACCAATACTATTATAGTTGCCTGCTGTCCAGTGTAAGTAAATTGCTTTGCCATTTTTATTTCTAATTGCACCAGATGCATTACCCTGAGCAGGAACATCTCCTGGTGCTTGTACGCTAGGTTCTGTTCCACCTCCACCACCTCCACTAGATCCTGGAGGTGCAGTTACTTTCTTATTTCCACCAGTAATTGATGCTTTATTTCCAAAAAGATCAGGAAGAAATGACTTTGCTGCATGTGGAATTAACTGTGTTAATTGACTAACTGGATTAAAAAACATTCCAATGTTGGGCATTTTCTCAACCTTTCCATTTTTATCTTGATCAAGGAATGGGAATACAAATGCAAGACCTCTTTGTAATGCTCCCCAAGCCATATCGGAAACCTCAACAGTCGGGAAGTTATTAAAAAATCTACCAAATCCTTCTTTAAAGAAATTAACTATTACTGATCCAATTTCAATCGCAGATTTAAATGCGGACATAAATTTCTGACCAGCTTCTTCTGGTCCACCGCCCATAATTAAAGAATAGAGAAGATCTCCGACAAAGGTTCCTAATGTTTCTCCCAGTATAGTTCCAATAATTGGAATAGGTATAAACGATCCAAGCAGTCCTCCTAGTGCTGCACCAACACCTTTAAACACTGCCTGACCTATTGGTTCACCACCAAGCAGTGAAGCAACTGCAACAATAAGTGGACCCATAATAGGAATCCTACCAAAAACACTCTTTGCCATCTTGACACCTGCTTTGCCAAAGAGTTTTAATCCAAGTCTTCCACCTGCCCTATTTGCACCTTTACCCAGAATCGAACCTGGTTTAGTATTTCCTCCTCCCGCAAGAGTGCCCGTTTGAGGTTTAGAAACTATATTACCAGCCTTAAGAGCCTTATTTACAGAAGCATTTGCTCTTCGCAATGCTTGAGCAGGAGTTTTGCCCTTAGAAATTGCATCATCATATGTGCTCTGGAAAATTCCTCTTGCAGCATGACCATGTTTTATTTGTATTTTTCTTGCAGCACCTCTTGGTCCTGTTGGACTTCCTCCCCCTCCAGGAGTCCTTGTAGAAGGTTTTGCTGCTGGTTTTTGTGATGGAGTTGTTCTAGGTTTTTTAGGATCTTTTAAGGAAGCAGAAAGAGATCCAACTATAATAATAGCATTGAAAAGATCAAATAATTTATCTCCAAGTTGATTAAACCTATCTACTGCATCTTCGCCAAAAGTATTCTTAAGATATTCTTTCGTTGAATCCGCAGCATCTTGACCCCAAGCAAGAAATGTACCCAAACCATCAACAAAACCAATAACAAAATCAACCGTCCAATCAAATGCTTTTCCAATTGCAGGAAGAAATGGTTCAATCATTCCCGCAAAATCAACTAACTTAGTGAGAATATATCCTGCTATTATATTTTTAAAAAAGTCTTTTATTCTATCAAAGAAACTTGGCTTAGGGATCTTTAGTTTATCTCCTTTTCTTTCCTTCCCCTTTGGTTTTGCTTCCAAGGAACTTTCTCTTTCTTTGCGCTTATTCAGAGACTCTTCTTTCTTTTTTTGATCAATTGCTCTTTTCTCTGAGGCAAGAGTTCCTTTTAATATCTTGTCAACCTCAATTATTTTTGTTTTCAATACAAATATTTTTTTATCAGTGCCGCCAGCAAATTTATTTGATGAAGCGAAAGATGCAGTAGAAATATTACTAGTTTTAACTGCCAGTGCTGAAGATCTTGATTGTGGTAAAAACTTTTGAGATTTAATTATTGCCATTTTCTAATCCTCAACTTACCGATACACCTAAGATTTTTGCCTTACTTGCTGAGGGTTGAGGCATTGGTATTGGAGGAATACTAGACGTAGAATTTGCAGGAGTTGATGAGGTTCCATCTCCTCCTTGAGATATTGAAGACATACCAGGAGATCTAACAGATGGTGGAGGAGAAGGAAGTTTCAATTTAGTTCCATTTTTACCAAGAACAGCAGGAGTTCCTGATGCGACTCCCATATTAGTTCCTGAAACAGCAGCAAGAGCACCTGTACCTAATCCTTTGACACTAGACCAATCTACTTTTGCGGGTTCTTCAACGGATCCACCGCCGCCGCCACCGCCTCCGCCACCAGAAGCAGATGCAACTGATGTTGAGGAACTATATGAATTTGGATCCAATCCTTGCAAATTTTTATTATAAATTTTAACTAAATCTGCGTACCGTTTCACTGGTTGTCCATATCTACTTCGTCCATTTAACATAGGAAGAGATGCCCATACTGGAGCCATTTTTGCAATCTGTCCTTTACTAATTGGGGCATCAATTTCTGCTCTAGACATTCCAGCTTGACCTTGCATGTAACCAACGATTGCCATCTTGTCCTGATTTTCAGGAGTGAACTTATCTTTTGCGGGGTTTAATCCAGCTCTAGTAGCAAATGCTTCTGGTTTCATCATTTGATATGCCCCAACTGCAGCAGAGGTATATCTACCATAAGTTGCTTGTCCAGATGCTAATCTTTTTTTCTGTTCGGCAACAACTTGGTTAATAGTCATTTTGGTAAGATCCATATCAGCTCTTCCACCAAACCAAGTATTATAACCTCCAGGTTTTAATGTTCCTTCTGCCCACCTAATAGTATTTAAAAGTGCTTTTGCATTCTTTGATATACCACCTCTAGATGGAGTTGAGGTGGCACTAGCAGCTGCCACTGGCGACGATGGTTGTTTTTCATTTGGTTGTCTATTTTCTTCAGGTTTACCCCCATGTCTAGCCTGTTGTCTTGTTGATCCACCACTCGCAGCATACATTCTACCGCCAAATGATTTTGGCCTATTTGTTCCGCCACCCGCAGCATTCATTGACGCAAAAGTATTTGCCCCAAACATATCAACTGCACCTTTACTCATTACAAACTCTCCAGGAGTGAGCATAGCAGGAATGGTGTCTGTTCCCATTGCTCTGCCGCCCCCAGAAAATCCTGTCAATCCCTCAACAAATCCACCACCAGAATATCCCTTAGTTTTTCCAGTTTCTAATCTGTATATTTGTTCATCTATTTCGGCACCAACTCCCTGCATTTTTTGGAGGAAGTTTAAATTTTCTTTTTGTTCTTTAAGTTTTTGAATTTTTTCTTCTTTAGATCCAGGCGCTGCTTCTGTTTTTCTTTCTTCTTCATCAACCGTTTCTGGCATTAGTTTAGGAATTATAGCACCAGCAGCAAACGCACCAGCACCGATAAGAGCAGCAGCTGCTAATGGATGAGCAGCAGCAAGTCTTGCGATTGCCATTACAATTTTTGGAATAAACCTTAAAGTCATTCCAATCATTCTCGTTACAAATCTTCCAAGACCATTACCAAATATTAGATATGCTGCAAGGAGTGCAGGCCAAGTTTTACCTAAGAAATTACCAATCGCATCGAGTTTCTTTTGATTTTCTTTATCACTCATCCAATCGACAAGTTTATATAAAATTCTTCCAAGTAAAACTGTTCCAATAAATTCAAAAAGTTTTTGGAATATACTTTTTACTGGTTTTAATATTTTTTTAGCAGAAGTAAATAAGTCTCCGAAAACATTTTTTTCTAGATTTTTTTCTTTTATTTCTCTAGTTTTTTGTTCAGATACTCTCCTAGATCTATCAGATTCTTTCTTTTTTACTTTCTCTTCTTCTTTAAGAGTGTTCAGAATAGAATCTATTCCCTTTAAGATCTCATCTAAATTTTGCTCTGACTGCTCTTGTCTTGATACAAAATTACTAGTTTGTATCTGAGATTTTCTTACTACAAGTGCTCCTCCACCAGATCCAATAGATCTTGTACTAGATCCTCCTACATTGACTTGATTTTTCTGTGATATAACTTTTTCTACAAAATTTTTAAAATTTATCTTTCCTTTTCTATATGCTTTTACACCTTCTTTCCTTTCTTGAGGTGATAAATTATCACCTCCTAACCTACCTTCACTAAGAAGTTCTTGATAATATTTGTCATATCTATCTTCACCTAAAAACTTTTTAGCTGAAACAATTTTTCCCCCCTTGGGTTCACCTTCTTCCCTTATCGATTTAAGAAGTTCATCTAGATCCATTAGATGCCTGCTGCTGTTTTAACTTTTCTTCTTCAAGATGTTGCTCTAACAACGCTACATAAATGTCTCTCTCCCAGGGGATTAAATTTTCAATCTCCGTTAATGAATATTTATGGTACTGCATTAAGGCAAAATTTAATTTATAGTAACCCTCTAAACTCATATGGACGAGGGCTATGCGAAAAAACTCGCAAGTCCCTCAAGTACAACTTCACTCTCGACTTTTGTATTTGGGTTTTTAACCTTTACAGTATGAGAAAGTTTTGGCATGGTTGTAAAAAATTCTTCAATCTTTTTAAATTGAGAAGAATTCATAGACTCAAGAAATTCTATAATTTCTTTCTTTGTACAATCTGCAGCTGACCAAGCTTCATCCTCAGTAAAGATTGTATCAATGCAAGATCCAATCAACTCAAAAGATTGATCCATTGCATTCTTATCTTCAAAGTTAAAATTATTTTTAATAAATTGTTCTAAAGATGGATACTTCATCTGCATCATGATAGTATCATCGAGTCTGACTTTATTGGTGTGATCTTCAGACTTTTCAACCTTAATATCATCAAGGTTAATATTTACTGAAACTTGAGTTTCTTCATCATCGGGGCAAATAATATTAACCTCAATCTCTTCTCCAACAGATTTCCCTCGAATGTTCAGGAAAAGATACTCGATGTCAAAAGTAGGAAGAGATTCTACTTTAACTCCTTTAGTTAAAATACAATTTTTAATTACAGTTTTAATTGCTGTGGTAATTTGTTTATTATCTTCACTCTCTAATGCAATTACAAGAAGTTTTTCCTCTTTTACAAGAAAGGGTCTAAATTGAATTGTTTCTCCTGTGGATGGCAACTCAAGTTCATACTTTGGCGTAGCAATCTTTGGTAAAGGCATGATGTCCTATAGATATTTCAGGTGTGATTATTTAGTCCAATCCCTGCTGTCTTCTGGTTAATTTTGTCCTGAGAGAGGGATGCTAGTTCCAGAAGAAAGAGTGACGCTGTTTCCTGAAGAATTCGCAACCGATTTTGGAACGCCACCTGTTGTAAGGGGAATGCTGGTTCCAGAAGTCAAAGCACCAGCACCGTCAAGACCAGGAAGAGTCAAGTTACTTGCGTTAAACTGAGCTTGCTGTATAGGTGTTGTGTTTGCAGTTCCTGATTGCGATTCACTTCTAGGACGTATAACTTTATCAGTAACATAACGAATGTAACTAAACCCAACGGTACATTTTAAAAGATTAGAACCATCATATGAAATCGGCATGGAGTTAATGCTAAATGGGTATGCCTTGATAAATTTATAAGTTAAAAAATTACTTTTATAATCTCGTTCAAACTTTGTAATTTCTAATCCATCTGTACAATATCCATCTGGTCCATCTGGATATCTAGCTCGATAAAAATAATTTCTTGAATCAGAACTCGTATTACTGGATTCTACTAAATCATCTTCATCAACAATACCTCTCATCCAAGTTTCAAAAAATCTTATTGGTCCATAATTATCAGCATCAACATAAAAACTTAAGTCAATTCTATCATCAAACATTCTCCTATATGCATGTCTTTCTGTAACACCATGATGGTCGTTATTAATTTCAAATGTTGTCAATCTGGATCCAGGTAAAGATGTCTCAGAACATTGTAAATGTAGTCTTTCTTGGGAGTATACATCTAAAGACCCAGATAAAAATGGAGGTATGCCAATACTCACTTCAAAGTGAGATGTTAAAGATGGTCTAAGTAATTTTGATTTTATGTCAGAAACTGACTTTGGAGTAGGCATCTATAAATAGTTTTTAACCTTATATATTATGTATGGCAGAAAGTAATAAGAGTAAGTATCATCCATCATTTCCCAAAAAATATAAAGGAGATCCGACAAATATTATTTGTAGAAGTAGTTGGGAAAGAAAGTTCTGTCGATGGTGTGATTTGAATGAAAATATTTTAGAATGGGGGAGTGAAGAATTTTATATCCCATACATTTCTCCAGTTGATAATAGAGTTCATAGATACTTTCCAGACTTTATCATTAAAGTTAAAGAAAGTGCTGGCCAAATAAAAACTTATATCATTGAGGTGAAACCAAAAAGACAAACTCAACCACCAAAAACACCAAAAAGAAAAACAAAATCATATCTTTATGAATGCAAAACTTATGCTGTCAATCAGGCGAAGTGGAAAGCAGCAGTTGAATTTTGTGAAGATCGTAGAATCAAATTTAAAATAATCACCGAAGACGAACTAGGAATCAAATGAATCGTATCGAACCCATAATAGATTCATTAAATGGTCCAACCATGGATCAAGAAGAGCAAATGCTTATGATTATGGAAGCTCTAAATGATACAGTAACTCCGATCCCCGATGCTGGAACCCTATGTACTTTTGTGTATAATGCAAAAACTCCAGGAATTACCTATGATCAACACCCATTAGTTGCCGTAACTGAAGTATTCAATTGGGGATTTCGTGGACTCAACTTCCATTGGAGACAATATAAAAATTACACATGGGAAGAACTTGCTGGTCAAGTTTATATCGTAGAAAAAGATGAACTTGATGATTTATTGTCAATTCAATATGGAAAGTTCATCCTAAATAAATAAAAACCATCCATCTGATGTCACACGGAACTACGCAGGATAATATCAAAGCGTCTTCAAGATCTGTAGCTGGAGTTCCAACTAGATTGGAAGTCAATACTGATACTGGTGCAGCAAATTTGTATGGGGATGAAGGTATTTTCGGAAGAACTATTATTGCTACAGCAGGTACAAGCGGTAATAATTGGACTATAACGGATGCATTTGTACGAAAGTATAATAACTCGAATGGGACTAGACTATCAAAAGATCAAATACAGAAAATTTTTGTAAAAGATCATACAAAAACTTTAAACAACGATAGAGCTAATATTATTAATAAGCACTCCCCGGAGGAAACTAGAACACATCTTGCAACAACAGCAAAACTACCAGGAGTTGTTGATCCTAAAACAAACCTAAAAACAGGAGAAACCATACAAACTGAAGCAAAACAAGATCCAAATGCAAGTAATTCTGGTGAAGCTGGAGATGGTGGTGGTGAAGAAGGAGATGGAACCTCATCAACTGCGGCGGAACCAGTCGATGTTAAAGAATTACTGGGAGGATCAAATCAATCTATCCCTGGACAAACTGCACCTTTAAGATATCCACTCGATATTGCACAAACAACTCAAGATGTAATTAAATTTGATATGCTTGAGTTTTCACCAAAACCTCTAACTCAATCTGGTAGTTTTGGAACAGGGCAAAGAAGTGCCCCAAAAGACAGAACCATAGGAACAGCAATACTATCAATTCCAGGTGGCATAAAAGACAGCAATTCTACTGGTTGGGGTGATGGATCAATGACTGCGTTGGAAGCTGCATTAGCAAACATTGCTATAGGAGG